TAAAAACTTCTTCTTTAAAAGTAGGTGATCAATTTAACAGTAGACTAGATATACCTGCATATATATCCCATGATACTTGGATTGTTGCAGGTACATCACCTGTAGTAAAAACAGTAGATGGTCAAAGTGTTACATCCTATTTAAAAGCTGTTCACTTTGGTGGTGGTAATAAACCTGTTAGATTTATTGCATCAAAAAATAAAAGTGAAAGAATAGGATCTGGTATAGATGATAAAACAGGATACGCAACTGTATCAGGCATTATAAAAGACTTAGATCCAGATGCAATACGTGCTAAAGCAGCAAAGTTACTTGATGATCCTG